TGCAGTTATACCTGGTTTATCAGCCTTTGCAAGACTTACACCAGCTCTTAATTTAGCTAATTTTTCGTTCTGATCCATTTTTTCTTCAGAAATATCTTTAGCTTGCATTAATTTTGCTCTTCCTAGGTCTGCTTTTGCCTCATCTGCACGTTTTTTACGCTCATTTTCCATAGCTCTTAAGTCAACTTCTCTTGCTTTTAGTTTTAGAAGTGGATCTCTATCAAATTGAGACGTAATTTTCTTCTCTTCCATCATAAATTCTTCTGTCATTTGAGCAATCAACACAGATTTTCTAGCTTCTATCTGTTGAGTGATGACTTGTAGCTGTTGAGCAGCTTCAGGACTGCTAGGAGCTTGTTGTTGTAACAACTGAACCTGTTGTAACTGTTCTCTAAATTCTAATTGTACCTGTTCTTGAGCCATTAAACTAATGTGTTCTAAAATATTTTTCTGAATTAAGGCCATAACGTTAGGATTATTTCTAACCATGTTAGTTGCCATGAAGTTTAAGTGAGCTGTGATGTGTGCTCTGTGATCTTGACCTCTAAATGCTTGAAAAGGTTTATTTGCAAGAGCCATAATATGTTCCATGCTTGGATCTGATGGTTGAACTGGAGCAGGTGGTGGTAATATTTGATCAATATTCTTAACACCAATTGCTTGATACATATTTCTGTAAGCAGAATATAAATTATGAATCTGTGGATTTGATGTAGCTAGCTGTAATTGTGTTTGTGCTAGTGTTATTCTTTGTGACATTGAAAATATATTTGGATCAGCTACAGGTAGTATATCTACTCTTGCATCAAAATCTGTTTGTTTAATTGTTCTTGCACCACCGACAACATCATATGGATATTCTGGTGGTAGGTAAGTTGCTATAAGAGCTGATAATAATTTAAATTCTTTTCTCATAGAACCATACAATCTTTTGTGTATAGCTGACATAACTTTAGATCCTCTTTCAAGAAGAGCTATTGTAGTTCCAACGGCTGCGTTTTGTGTGCCTTCACCAGTTTGTAATTCTGATATGGCAGCGAATCTCTGTCCTGCTTGAACCACGATACCCATTAGTTGTAATAGTGTTTGCGATGGTTCTTTATAAGGTAAAGGATAGAAAGCATCTCTAAGACTGCCTCCTGGGGCATCTACGTCTTTGAATTCACCAGGTTGAATTGGTGATGCTTCATCTCTTACTCGCACCCCTCTTTGTTTAAAACCAGCAGGTAGGTTTGACAAAGTTCCTGCATCTAATAATTGGCGGAGAGCGACTGTTGCAGTTCTACTCAATCCGCCAATCATATGTATCAATCCAAATCCATAGAATCCTAGTCCTGGCAGAAATTTAAAGTGGACAAAATATTGAACTCTTTGTTTCTTTGGATCGTTGGGCGCATAGTTCCTTCTTATCGAAAGAACCGTTCCACTACCTTCTTCGACTGTTACGATGTAAGGTAGCTTGATACCAGATGGCGAGCCATCTGAACCAATATCTTCGAAGCCTTCCAAATCTAAATCTACGTGACACTCAAGAAGTGTATACATAGGAATTTGTTTTCCAGATTTAGTTGTGCCTTCTAATTCTTTTTCTTTTTTTGAAACTTCGTCGTTTGTTGTAATACCTGGAGGGTTTAGTTCTACGTCTGCATAAAACCCTGCTACTTGTTGTTTACGTAAATCATTTTCAGATATTTTAATAATGTGAATAATTGATTCTGCTTCATCTAAACTATTAGCTGTGTATGGCACGATTAAATCATCGGCAGGAACAAATTTAGAGACCGCTCTACCTAACATTGAATCATAGTAAACTTTTTTGAATGTAGATCCAGCTAGTGGTAAATGAAATAACATCGAATCAAACTCTGGTTCGTACTCTTTCATTTGATCCATGATCTGATAGTTCATGAAATCTTTAACTCTTTTTGCTTGTTGTTCTTTTGCTGGTGTAGGGTTACCCATGATCTGTGTTCTTACTGGGCCATCGCTTGGTAATAATTCTTTGTAAGCTGTTGCTTGAAACTGTGTTACCGCTTCTGCAAGAACAGGATGCGTGGCACCCGATGCACCTTGGAAAGGTTCTGTTCTGTTTTCATATTTGAAACCTAAAAGATCTAATCCATCTGTGTAAGATTTTTCCCAATCTTTTCTGGACATCTTATAGTCCATGTAATTTGTTTTCATTTCATTACCTAAAGGATTTAAAACATCGCTAGGTAAAATATCTGCTAGGTTATCAAAATGAGATTCTGTGCCAGGTATGTTTATAGCTCCTGGTTCAAAGTTGATAGTCGCACCTCCGTCTTCTTCAGGTGTAACTTCAACGGGTAATTGTTCTTTGATTTCTTCCTTAATTTCAACCTCTTCACCAGGGACTTTAATCTCGGTACGAGTGTTAGGAAGTTCTTTATCTATATCTGCCATTTAAACTCCTATGATTTACTACCACGTTTTAATAAAGAAGCCAAGCCTTGAGAATCAGGGTTCATGGATACTCTTTGTGGACCAGATTCGATACCACCTTCTTTCATAATACCCCCACCTGCAGCTCCTTGCACATCAGAATATATGTCTTTGTAATCTTCTTCTGTCAAAGCAGGACCAACTCTTTGTGATCTAAATTGTTGATAAGCCTCTGGATCATCACGTTTCATTTTTTGTAGATCTTGATATTGATTATAAAATTCTTGTGCTTGTCCTAATCCTGCTAATCCCAATCCCACAGGTGTTAGCATTCTACCAAACCTACCTAAAGATAATATTTTTTGAGCTGTTGGATTTTTTGTAATTGCAGAAACGCTTTCTTTAAATAAACCAGGAAAAGATAATTCTAAACCAGTTAATGGATCTACCACAGCATCTGCAAAACTTTGACCTTCACCCATTTTAGCAGCAACGTTTGTAGCTGCAAATGCTGGACCAGCTATGGGTGTCCCCAAAGTTCTAAAAGCTTTTCCTAAAAGTGATCTACCTGTTTTTGTTCCAAGAGTCGCTGCGCCTGCACCTGCTCCTAATGCAGTTGGTAAGGGACTTGATGGTGCTGGAGCTCCTTCTGCAGCTACCGCTTCTTCTGCACTTAAAGGTGCAGCTTGAGCTGCTCCCATGCCACCTGGTTCGTCTGCTGCAGCGACGCTCCCTAATCCTAAAACACCTGTTGTTCCTATTCCTAATTTTGATGCAGTTCCGAACTCCAAAGAATCTTTTAATTCATTAATTTGTTCTTTTGGAAAACCTGCTTTTGTATAAAATTTATCTAAATTAAATTTGGTCTGATCTAATACATTTCTCTTATAAATTTCTTTTTGTTCTGTAGTTAAATCTTTAAAAAATTTTGCATTAGGATTTATTTGATCTACAAGGCCCACTCTGAAAGCAGGATTAACATTTGACATATTAACAAATAAATCTTCTGATTTAAAAGTTCCTCCTTCTTTTGGAATGTTAATATCTATTTTTGGAAGTCTATCTTCTTGTCCTTTAAAATAAGAACCTCTATAAGTCGTAGTTTTTTTAGTTCTAGGATTATAAAGACTTGTCCCTTCTTTGGATAAATTTCTAATATCGGTAGAAGCTTTTGCATACAAATTATTCATTTCTTTTTTAATTGTTTGTAGTTCTTGTAATTCTTCAGGTCCTACTTTTTTATTAACAATTTTATTTAATCTTTTAAATAAAGCATCATGTTTAGCTTCATAACCTGTTGCTTCTAAAATACCTCGATTAACTACAGGGTCTTGATAGACTAAAGTATTAAGTTTGTTAATATTAGAATTTTTTGTTAATTTTGGATATTTATCTGTAATTTTAACTGACAAAGGATGACCCACATCTTCTATTGCTCCTGGTACAAATATTCCCTCTTCTTTAGATATCCCTCTAGTTGTTTGTCTAAAGCTGCCTAAAAAACTTTTTAAATCAGGATCTAATTTTTCATCAATTTTATATCTTTCTGATTGAGATACTTTTTGTCCTTTAACAAGTTTCTTTTCATATCCTTTCGTAAGTTTATTGACTACATCACCTAATTGATATTTTTTTATACCTTGTTGTTCAGTTCCACTTATTGTTTTCTTTTTTACATTAAACCTGTTTAGGTCACGAGTAAAAGAATCATAAATGCCTTTATTATTTGCAAAATCAAAACCTAAAATATTTCCTAAATCTCTTGCAGTATAAAATTTATTTTTATCATAATTTTTAATTTTATCTTTTAAAAAAGTTTTATCTGCTTTTACTTTTGTAGTAGCATCAGTATAAAGTGTTTTCTTTTTAGGTTCTGGTATTGTAGTTTCTACTCTGCTACCTTTTCCAATTCCAGCTCCACCAGCTCTTGTTCCTGTTTCAGCTAATCTAATTCTATCAAAAATACCTTTTATTTTTTCTCTACTTTCGCCTATTGATTCGGCTGCTGCTTTAAAATTACCATCAAATTCTTTTTGTGCATATTCTAAAAAAGATTTTGCAAATTTTTTTTCAGGACCTCTTTCTTGTTTTTTTATACCTGCACCAGGAGGAATTTTTTGTAACAATTGTTTTACTAAACCAGCTGTTTTAAAACCAACTCTCTCTGAATCCTCTGGCATAATATCTGGACGAGTCAGATACATCATCATGTCGCTATAATTTTTAACTTTCATTACTCTCCTAATAGACCAGCAAGTCCACCAGATCTAAGTTCATCTATGTCGTCAATAAAATCTTCAGGATCAGGATCTCTAAAGCCACCCCTTTGATCTATATAATCTATCTGTGCTTCTTGAGATTTATTTAATTGATCAGCAGCATCTCTCTTCTGTTTACTTTTCACAATCTCTTTCATCGTAGGGTTTTTGCCTGTTGCGTATTGTTTAAGTTTACTTGTGTCAGATGTTAGCTCATCAAGATCTGTAACCAAATTCTCACCATCAAATTCTATATCACCATCCATGTTTACCACACGTGGTTCTGTCTCAACAGCTTCAAACTCTGGTTGTGTTTTTTTACCTCTAGCTTTTCCTTCTTCAATAACTCTACCCGCTCTATATTCTAGCATAACATTTTCTTCAGCCACGTTAGCAGGAGAATCATAATTAACTCTCACATCATCCGTGTCTAAATTTTTAAAAACTGTAATTTTTTCTCCGTCTCCTAAATCAACTTCTTTAACAATCTGTCTTTCTATTTCACCAGCTTGTTTCGTTATGTCTGTTCCTTCATCTAAAACTTTTTCTACAAGTTTAGGAAACCACTCTGGCATTCCTTGTGCAGGGTTTTTAATTATGCTTTCAGCAGTCTTGGTTGCAATTTTAGATTTACCACCTAGTAATCCTAATTTAAGTGCACCTAATCCTGCGCCTGTCATACCCATTAGTTTTACAAAAGCTCTTCTAGCTAAATCGATACCACCTTTTTTAAAACCAATACGTCCACCTCTTTTAAGATTCATAACTCCTGTTTCATCTGCTAACATAGGATCATTCATCTCCATTTGATTTCCAGCAAAACCAGCTAGGCCACCTTTCGAAAGATCATCTAGATCTCTGTTTCTCTTATCCATTTTTTCTTTAAATCTTTTAATAGCGTCTTGATTTTCTTTTCTCATTCTAGCTAATGTTTCTTTTTCGGTTTCTTGCATAATTAATTTTTGATCTACAGGTTCTTTTGTCTTTGTGGTTTTAGGAGCTTGTCCTAATTTAAGTTCAGGTAAACCTCTGTCTTTTAAATTTTTGTTGGTAAGTTCTTCTAGTTCTCTTGCTAGTCTACTAGACTCATCGCCTGGTCTTGGTTTAAAGGGATCTGTAATTCTCTCTGTTGGAAATGGTATTACTTTTTCTGCATTCTCTATTTCTTTAGCCATCTTACCCATGTTGGTAAGTTCTGAAAAATTAGGTTCACGGCCATATTCTCTTCTAAATCTTTTTAGTAAACCCATTAAAATAAATTTCATTAGTAATACCTCTTCGGTCTAGGGTCTTTTTTCTCGTCTATGTAATCTTCAGGGTGAGTTATCAATCCGCCCTGCCTGAAGCGCATGATAGC